GGGGCCAGCATCTGGGCCACACCGCCCAGAATCATGCTGGCTCCAAGTGAAAACAGCATCGTGGTGGCAGAAAAACCACCGGCTGCCAGGGCTGAACCCCATAACGCCATTGATGCCCCGGCAGTGAAGAAAGAGCCCACGATGGCTGCCGCCCCCAGCACAATCTGCAGTCCACCCTTTCCGGCCCCGGCCAGTCGCGGCACAATGTGGATGACCGTTCCCTCACCCAGCTGTTCGTGAAGACGGGCGTACACCGCCTCCGGTGCCGTGTCCTCACCGCGAATACGTATCTGGTACCAGCCTTCGTTCATCTGACGGCGGAATCCCGGCATCTGCATCGACAGGGCACGGATGGCTTCCGCTGCCGTGTTCACATACAGGCTGAGGCGGCGGCCAAATCGTTGTAAATCCCCGTGAAGGCAGATACGTGCCAGTGGCGGTGACGCCAGGCTGAATGCGTTCGTCGTTGCCATTTTTCGGAATACCTCTCCCGTTTACTCAGTTGTTCAGGCAGATGGTGAAGCAGTTCACCGTTGCCGCAGTATATGGCGGCATGATTGGCCACCGATGCGCCAAAGCAGCACAGCAGGATATCGCCAGGCTGTGCGGAAGGCAGGGAAATCCTGTAAAAACCAGTCGCCTCCATATTGTCCAGGTACAGGTTCTGACCGTTGCGCCACCAGTCATCCTCACGCTCAAAATCCGGCATATCAATTCCCGCCAGATGGTAGGCATCCCGGAACAGCGTGTAACAGTCCGTCACCCCGTGCTCAAAGCGCCGTCCTGTCAGATGTGGCACACAGCGGAATTTATGAATTTCCCCCCGGCAGACCAGCCACCAGGACAGTGCACTTTTTATCTGCAGCCGCCGGTCGGCCTCGCTCAGCCAGGGCAGACCACCGGGATGACTGTGGACCAGTGCCACAATCTCCCCCTGCATCTCTGCCCGCAGCCAGTCTTCCGGTGCAATACGAAAATACGCCTCCGGCTCTGCAGAGGTAAGCGTCGTCTCAGCACCGTCTGGCAGATCCTGAAATTCCTGAGAGAATAGTGGACACCAAATATGGTGGACGCTATCCATGAAATCATTAACCGCAGTGCGTAAAAAAAGCCCTAATTATCCCGTTGAGTTCAAAATCAAAATGGTTGAACTCTCGCATCGACCAGAGATCTCCGTAGCGCAACTCGCTCGTGAGCATGGGATCAACGATAATTTGCTGTTCAAGTGGCGCCAGTACTGGCGCGAAGGAAAACTACGTCCTCCTTCAACAACAGAAAACAACGTGCCTGAGCTGCTCCCGATAACACTTGATGCCGAAGATGTTGTCCCTACAACCTCCCCCCGGTCACAACCTGTAGCTGCTGCGACACCTGAATCACTCAATATCAGCTGTGAAGTGACGTTCCGGCACGGATCACTCCGTCTGAATGGTGCCATCAGCGAAAATATCCTGAACCTGCTGATACGGGAGCTCAAACGTTGATCCCATTACCATCAGGGACAAAGATCTGGCTGGTCGCTGGCATCACCGATATGAGAAACGGCTTCAACGGCCTGGCGGCAAAGGTGCAGACGACGCTGAAAGACGATCCGATGTCAGGTCACGTTTTTATCTTCCGTGGGCGTAATGGCAGTCAGGTAAAGCTCCTCTGGTCTACCGGCGATGGACTGTGTCTGCTGACCAAACGGCTGGAGCGCGGCCGCTTCGCCTGGCCGTCAGCCCGGGATGGCAAAGTGTTCCTCACACCGGCACAGCTGGCGATGCTGCTGGAAGGTATCGACTGGCGGCAGCCTAAAAGACTGCTTACGTCCCTGACTATGTTGTAAGCCTCTTTATCCTGGTCGACGCTGAATGAGCCTGGTAATATACCCGGTATGAGCAGCTCACTTCCTGACGATATCAATGCACTGAAACGTCTCCTTGCCGAACAGGAGGCGCTGAACCGTGCCCTGCTGGAAAAGCTGAACGAGCGTGAACGCGAAATAGACCATCTGCAGGCACAGCTGGATAAGCTGCGCCGGATGAACTTCGGCAGCCGCTCCGAAAAAGTCTCCCGTCGTATCGCACAGATGGAAGCTGACCTGAAGGCACTTCAGAAAGAAAGTGATACCCTTACCGGTCGGGTTGACGACCCGGCCGTGCAGCGCCCGCTGCGTCAAACCCGCACCCGCAAACCGTTCCCCGAATCACTCCCCCGCGATGAAAAACGGCTGCTGCCGGCAGCATCATGCTGCCCGGAATGTGGAGGCTCACTGAGCTATCTGGGTGAGGATGCCGCCGAACAGCTGGAGTTGATGCGCAGCGCCTTCCGGGTTATCCGGACTGTACGTGAAAAGCATGCCTGTACTCAGTGCGATGCCATCGTGCAGGCCCCCGCGCCTTCACGGCCCATCGAGCGGGGTATCGCAGGACCGGGGCTGCTGGCCCGCGTGCTGATCTCAAAGTATGCAGAGCACACCCCGCTGTACCGCCAGTCTGAAATGTACGGCCGCCAGGGCGTGGAGCTGAGTCGTTCACTGCTGTCGGGCTGGGTGGATGCATGCTGCCGGCTACTGTCACCGCTGGAAGAAGCGCTTCAGGACTATGTGCTGACTGACGGTAAGCTCCATGCTGATGACACGCCTGTCCCGGTGCTGTTGCCAGGCAATAAGAAAACGAAGACCGGGCGGTTATGGACCTACGTTCGTGACGACCGTAACGCCGGGTCAACGCTGGCGCCGGCGGTGTTGTTCGCTTACAGCCCGGACAGAAAAGGCATCCATCCGCAGACCCATCTTGCGGGGTTCAGTGGTGTACTGCAGGCGGATGCATACGCCGGGTTCAACGAGCTGTACCGGGATGGCCGGATAACGGAAGCCGCCTGTTGGGCTCACGCCCGCCGTAAAATCCACGATGTGCACGTTCGCACCCCGTCAGCCCTGACGGAGGAAGCGCTGAAACGGATCGGCGAACTGTACGCCATCGAGGCAGAGATAAGGGGAATGACGGCGGAGCAGCGCCTTGCCGAACGTCAGTTGAAAACGAAACCGCTGCTGAAATCCCTGGAAAGCTGGCTGCGTGAAAAGATGAAAACCCTGTCGCGACACTCAGAACTGGCGAAAGCGTTCGCATACGCCCTGAACCAGTGGCCGGCGCTGACGTACTATGCAGATGATGGCTGGGCTGAGGCGGACAATAACATCGCTGAAAATGCGTTGCGGATGGTCAGTCTGGGCCGCAAAAACTACCTGTTCTTCGGTTCGGATCATGGAGGAGAGCGGGGAGCGCTGCTGTACAGCCTGATCGGGACGTGCAAACTGAACGGAGTGGAGCCAGAAAGCTACCTCCGCTATGTCCTTGACGTCATAGCCGACTGGCCGATAAACCGGGTCGGCGAACTGCTCCCCTGGCGCGTAGCACTGCCGACTGAATAACACATCCCCGTCAATACGGTTCTTGCTGCACGCTTACCTGCAGAGATATTCACACAAGGGATATACCGCTCCCCCTCCGGCGTTCTCACCACGAAGCCGCACGACTCCGCAGGCGCACACCGCCGGGCATGCGCCAGAATCGCTGATTCAGTCTGTGTCATAAACCGGGATTTACTGCGAAAGTTTATTAATGGAAAGGAAACCGCCAAAGTTGCCGACATTCCTGCGCAGTTCACACCCGCGCATGCATTTACTGCATCTGTCCTTCCGGATATCCGTGGTGGGGTTGTCGAACTCATCCGCCACTGCCGGACCGTTATACCCGCATTCATCAGAGCGGTAATCCCACATACAGGTGTTCGCCAGCATGATGCGACCGGGAAACAGCGCCCCGTCCGTCTCGGTCGGTGTTGCCAGCACAAACGAGGCTGTCATGGCCGTCAGCTCTGACATCTGCTCCACCACCCAGCGGTCGCTCAGCTCCTGCTCCGGGTCCGCTTCCGGATTGCCCGCCACAAAATTCACCGCATCCAGAAAACGGGCATACACCCGGCGGCGGACCACCGTGGCCCCCACCAGGCTCTGCAGGTCCTCCGCCATCCCGGTGACCAGACCAAACAGATTCGACACCGTCAGCGACGGGCGGGCACTGCTGCCCTTCCCGTTCATCTCAAAGCCACTGCCGTCAATCGGGTATGCCTGGTACTTCCGCCCCTGCCAGGTCACCGGCTCCCCTTTTTCATTCAGCTCATTACAGAAAAAATACCGCTCACCACCCTGGGCCTTCAGGTCAATTTCCCAGAGCACCACCCGCGGTGACTGCTCTGATTTAACCGACTCGTTCAGGCTTTCCCCGTGAATATGCTGCATCAGTTCACCACCTGCTCAATCGTACAGCTGAAATCACTGTACCGGACGTTATCCGTGACGCTCCACTCCCGGCACACCACCCTCACCGTCCGGTTATGTTTCGGCGGTCGCCACAAAAAGGCACGGTAACCACCATGCCAGGATAAAAATTCATCCAGCCAGCGCCGGGTTGACTCATCCGTCACCCGGAACACCGCCTGAAACGTCTTCAGTTGAGGATTCAGTCCTGTGGGGCGACGCTGTTCATAACCGTCACCAAACCGTACCCTCGCCACCGACGGTTTCTCACTCACCTGCATCCCTTCACGCGGGACCAGATGCAGCGTTTTTATCTCAGCCACTCAGCATTCCTCCGTCACGTCGCATGGACAACATCACCGCCTGCACCCGCTGGTCAATCAGCTGCACAAGACTGCCTGCCGCCTCCGGCCCTATCTGGCCATTAGTCCCGTCATTCTGAATGGCGATATGGTAGACCGGGGAATACACCAGGCCCGCACTACCGTTCATACTGCCCACCGCTCGCACACCCAGCGAGCCATCCGCCGCCCGGGTCAGGGGCATAATGGCTTCAGGACCGGCCTCCCCCATCAGTCCCGCCCCTTTTGCAAAGGCAAAGTACGTGGGCGTATCCACAATACTGTTGCTGTACGCACTCAGGTTTGCCGAGGTATACACGCCGCCTTTTGCATTGGCCACCGCCCCGCCCAGCCAGTCACCAATGCTGCCGAGAAATCCTCCCGCACCGGACATACCGTTTGCCGCCGTCTTAATTCCGTTGACAATCGCGGCATTCATAAGAACTTTTGATATTTCCTGCAGCACTGATGAGGCCCAGCTGCGCCATTCCACTTTATTTCCGTTCAGCATCTCCGTGATGTTATTCACCATCCCTGAGATACCCTCCGTCGCAAGCTGTGCTGCCTGTGAGGCGTAATCGGACGCATTATCCACCCAGTTACTGAATCCCTCCTGCAGCCCTTTCTGCCAGTCCGCACGCTGCACATCCGATTCGGCATAAAAGGCTGCCTGGTCCTTAAGGCGTTCGCTCAGATACTGCGCGTTCTGTGCCCGTGCCTGTCTGTAAAAATCCTCACTGATATCCCCGGTCTGATACTGAGACTGAAGGTCCGCATCCTTCTGGCGGAAGCTGTCGCGGATCTGCTGCAACTCCCGCATGCGTTCCCTGGCTCGTTCTCCCTGCCCGTATCCCAGCAGTTCGGCTTCATTTGATGCACGCGCAGCCACATTATCATTCTTCAGGGTCTCTTCCCGGGATCGCAACTGTTCCCGGATTTTTTGCTGGTCAATCAGGGCCGCGTTACGCAGCAGTTCCTGCTTCTGCATCTCCGTCAGGGTTTTCAGTTCGCCCTGCGCAGTCTGGTACTTCAGCTTCGCCAGCTCTGTATTCTGACCCGCCAGTGCCAGTTGCTCTTTCTGCTGCTTCAGTAGCCGGGAAAAACTGTCTTCCGCTTTTTCCGTCTCTGATTTTCCACCCCGGGATTTAGGTTTGTTCGCCTCGTTATTACGCCAGGCTTCCAGGGCATTACTGATATAACGCTGTCTCGCCTCCTGATACGAATCCCCCACAAAACCAAGGTCATCCGCCGCATACCCCAGCCGGGCACGCTCTTTTTCCTCCCCCTTCAGTCGGGACAGGGCCAGCTCACGCTCTGTTTTTGTCAGGGCACTCTGCTGTTTATCATCCAGGGTGGCCTGTGGCAGCCGTAACGGTACATTCACCAGCCCCTGACGCTGCTGAAGCAGTTCATTCCCCAGCCCCAGCAGACGGTTGAATTCCGTATGCTGACCGTTCATAACCAGCATGGACTGGTACACCTTATTCTGCTCTGCCGCCTGCTGACGAATTAACGCCACAC